TGTCTGGACGATGGGATTGTGACCGCTTGGAATGTCGTAGCCACCTTCCGCGCTTTCGAAGGCCAATACGCCCGCATAGGCAACCGCAGCGGCGGCTGGCGCCAGAAACGGGCCAATGTAGGGAATACCCACGACCGCTTTATAGGCACCCGCAGCAGCGGCGCCCGCGTCCTTCTTGATCTCACCCGAGCGAATGGCATCCCCGGCCAGCGTCTGCATGGCCATCGTCGCAATATTTTTGACCGCGTTCTGTAGAGCTGATTCAGCAATGCTGGCAAATACGTTACGCATCGCTTCTCCGAATGTCTGTCCGCCGCGCAGCATATTGGTCACGGCGCCTGCAAACGCATTCTGGAACGTGCGAAACGCGCCACCCCACTGTTGCTGGAATCGCTGGGCTGCGGCCTGCTGCCCCTGAAGAAAGCGTTCGCTTTCAGTCAAACCAGTCGTGATCCCTCGCAGTCGTGCCGCTGCGGCCTGATCATCGAGCCGTATCTGATCGCGAGTGATCTGGATCTGCCTTTCCATCTCTCTCTCACGCTCATTGGCCTGCTTCAAATCGAGCGCCGTGATTGCCGCGATGGAAGCCGCATGCTCTTGAGTAACACGCGTGTCGAGATCCTGGGCATAGTCGGCCAGTTGCTCGATCAATTTCTGTCGCTCTTTGGTATTGTCAGGATCTGTCTTCCCGCCGCCACCGGCTGCGGTCGGCGTTACCTTCGGTCCTACAATTGCGTTCGCGAACGAATTAACAATTTTTTCCTGAGCGGAGACCGAATCATCAACAATTTTCTGCCAATAATCGTTACCAATCTGCTGAATATTGGCCATGCCATTGCGCCATGCCGCAGCAGCTCCAGAGAAATCGCCCACCAAGGCTTTACTGAGAACCCGCCCAAAGGTCAAAGCGTACTCAGCCAACTGAGTGAACATGGCTTTGCCAGTCTCATAGACAATCTGAATACCCAACCATAGCAGGCGAAATGGTAATTCAAGGCTTGCGATCGCAATACGGAAAGTCTCCACTACGCCCGGGCCAATCGAGCCGAACCATTCACCCAGATCCGTCAACACAGGCATTACAGCCTGTCCAATCACGTTTTTTACCGCGCTCAGGACATCACCAACGTCATTCATAGCCGCTCGATATCGTGAAACTGCGGCTACCTGCTCCACGCCTACCTCAAGGCCCAATGCTGCGGCCTTTTCCCCTGCATCACGCATGACATCGGAGGTGAGCTTCACCACCGGTGAGACTTCTGCCCAAGCGCGACCAAAGAGTCTTTGACCTTCAATATTACGGTCTGTGCCTTCCTTCAACTTCGCGAGATGATCAGTGGCATCGAGTAGAATATCCAACTGATTGCGATAATCACCATTGGATTCACGGGTCGCAATGCCCGCATCCCTGAATGCATCTTCATTCGTGTTGAGTGTCTTGGTGAGCGCATTGCCAGCCGCTTGGAAAGTCTCCGTGCTGACATGCACGTCATCCAGTGCAACGCGAAGGTCTGACGCTTGGGTAGCGCTGATGCCGAATTGACGGCCGAGCGATTGGGCGCCAGTGGTCAATTCAACAGTGGTGTTGATGGCCTCTTTGAACGCGGCGCCACCCGCCAGTACCGAAGTGAAAGCTATCATTACAGCATTGACTGACTCAAACGCTGCGGAAAGACCTTCAAATTTTGACTTTATCGCTTCTGATGCTTCTGAAGCTGCAGCCTGAGACTCCTTGAGAGCCCGCATGAACTCAGCATTTTCACCGGATATGCCAAAACTAATGTCGGCCATGGGGCGACTCTCTCCTATCCAATATTGCCGAGTACGTCCAACAGGCGAGCGGCGTGCTGTTGCTGAGTCAGGCCTTGAGGGATCTTTTTCTCTGGCTCTTCTATTTTATACCCAGCCAATCGGCCCAACATGATGGTCGGTGGCGGCAGCTTGCCGATGATACGGAAGAATGATTCCAGTCTCGGCCAGTCAAAATTCCATGCAATCTCTTCGTGCGTCATTCCGCAACGCTGCGCGATCAGGTAGCTATAGAGGTCGTCCCAGGCGTTTCCGCTCCAGTCGGTGGAAGCGCCGTCATCGCTTTTTTTGCGTCTTCGATCTCCTTGCGCTTGAGCCCAGACACATCCATGAGCGCGACTACCATGTCCGCCATATTGGCGACATCGATCGTCTGCGTAATGAGCCACCGCGGTACGCCGGTATAGTTGCGGACTAAAGCCCGAATCATCGCATCCACGAGCGTTTTCATGGATGCAGCTGATGGCTGCAATGACAATGTCTGTAATCGTTCCTGCAACGCCTCCAATGCGTCGAAATTGAGCGGAGGAACCATCAAGTCAACTTCAATTAATTCTCCGACCGGTTCACCGCTTTCATCCGGCTCGCATCCTCGAAAGGTCAGGCTAATTCCCTGTCGAAGAGTCCGGCGTGGCTGAATGTCTATGGGCATGTTACGACCCGTTAATTACTCCAAGTGATGGTCATCGGACTTACGCCGCCAGGAGCGAATACCTGTATATCCAGTTCTGGATACACATAGTCATCCAGTTTCGTTGCCACTCCCAACTTCGTAGTCACGCAGTTTGGAAATGTATAGTTGACGGATCCGCCCAAAGGAGAGGGGATTTTGACATCCAACTGAAAGTACGGCGATTGCCCCATCAATTGGTTCTGAACAACCAACTGCTGTGCGACCGTTGAGGTTGCGGTGTAGTTGTAATCTATGTAAACGACCTTGGTGACATCTGCAGCGGCGAAAGTGTAGACACCACCAGATAGTGAGTATTGACCAGTTGTGGGACCACTCGCGACGCGCACATACGGCAGACCATTCGAATCCCGCACTCCTAGGTTGTAACCGTAGGTTCCAGAGTTCGGAATCTGGACGTGCGTTGCGTCTGCCGCCGTCGAAGAAACGGTCACCGTGAATGGTGTTGCTGGAATCGCGATCCCGGTGGTGTCATATACAGCTTCGTATATTCCACTCGTCAAGGTCTGGCCGAAGTAGAATGCGTTCCACAATCGCCCGTGAACCTGGAGGTTCTTAATCTTGACGCTGATCTTTTGTTTGCCGCGCGCAGCTACGAGCGCAAACGAATTCTGGCCATACGCTTCCTTCATGTCAGAAGACACGTCGATATTGATATCTTGAATTCCAGCTATCAACATCGGCGGCGGATTCGTAATGGTATTTCCTTGGGAGTCAGTCTTTTGGGTGCCCCAGGCCGTGCCGGCGCCGAAAAGATAAAGCGGGTTAGCCATTGAATCGTCTCCAAAACCCCGCTCAACGCGGGGGGAATTGTGTTCGGACGAACTTGTCTATTGAGTGACTGTCAGATCGCTGGTCTTGGTCAGATAGCGCGTCATATAGCGCACCAAGACTTCGGCCGCAGTTAAGTCAGCCTGATCGAATTTCCATTCCGTCGAATGCTCTATGATCTGCGCGCAGAGGTTTCCAACTGTAGGATCAGCCATGATCAGAGCGTGTGCCGTTACAATTATCTGATCAGCTACCTGATCTGCCGGATCACCACGCGCGAGTACCACTACATCAAACATGAAATCACGCACGACCAGGCCGTTAGGCATAGTCGTGCGCTTTTCAACCTGTTCGTTCTCCGGCTCCAGGAGAATTGCGTTGCCTTCTGAGCGCGCGACCGCGGTCTGCCGCGAGCGATAAACAGTCGCGTCGGGCACGCTGACAAGCTTGGTCGCCAAAGACTGCAGTATCCGTTCTCGAACAGAACTCACAGCCGCTCCAACTCTGCACGCATGAACATGCCATCCTCCAAGAGAGCTGGAACTCCAAGCACCTGAAACTGGCCCGAATCAGCCCGCTCAGGACATGGACCAAAGAACTGAAGTCGTCGACCCGTGGAATCGAAGCCCCATCCTTGGGTGATCCCGATCAACACGATACTGCCATTCTTGAGCCCAACAAGTTTGTTGGCTGGATACTCAATTGCGTATCCAGTCGACTGCACGCGGCCACCCATAATCGGGGTGTCCGGTCGATCTAAGAAAGCCAGCGTCACCTGCGATTCGAAAATCACAGGCGATCCAAGGTCGGCCATGAAACTCGAAGGGTCTTCAAGAAACATGGCCGAGGTTTCCGTTAGACAACCTTCAACTTACCGGCGGCAGTCACGGCCACCAGCGAAGGACCGGTCGCGATGGTGCCCACGTATCCCAGGAAGCCGCCGACAACCTTCTTCGGATCCACGACGACCTTGGACGACTGGTTCGCGGTGTTGACCGGGAAGGTGTAGCCGGTAATGTCAGCAGCACCGGTGCCGTTCGCATCGGACGCGGACTGCAGTTTCCCGGCGATGGTTCCAGTGACGGCGCCGAGCACCTGTGTAACGAGGATTTCCCCGTCATAGGCACGGACGTCAAGCCACTTGGCGCTTCCGCTGGTGGCGTTTGAAGTGGCAGCGGCCGATACCGTGTCGAGCAAGCTCGTCGTGGTTGCTGCAGAAGCTTGATTCA